ACTCATTATTGCCTGCGCTGGTCGGCGTTGCAATGTATGGCAGCGTCAACATCTGAATGCCATCTGCGTCGTTGTAGCTGGGCCCGCCAAGGTCGATTTGGCCAGCGGTGAAGGTGACGATGTTGCCGCCGGTGCTGCCGTGTTGAAACGTCAGGTTGCCGGTGCTGCTACCCGTTGCATCGCTGAAGAAGTCATGGGTTGCAATGGTGGTGGCTTCCACCACACACTCACCAGACGGCGCACGATTCACCACGTCGATGCTCTTGGTGCCGCCAACCAGCTCGCGGTAGATCACTTCGTTGGCAACCTCAAAGCTCAGCGACTGCAGCGCACCGGCGTAGCTGAACACTGAGAAGCTCGACGTGTTGCCATTTTTGAAGATCAGCGGATCCGCTTGATTGCTGTAAGTCGGGCCGCTAATTGCAGAATCGCTTGGTGCGTTGTAGATCCCGGTCATCTCAAACGAGATGAAAGGAATCTGGCCAACTTCGCAATTCAGCGTAAAAGTCCCGCGGCAACCTGTTGCCTTGTGCAGCACGCCATCATTGTTGAAATAAATAGTGACTGAGCTGGGCGCCGCGTCACTGTTCGGCGCATAGGTAACGCTGACACCGGCATCCACGGTTTCAGTGCAGCGGCACGCCTCAAGCAATGGGCCATAAGCTGGCGCAATGCCAGCAGTGCCGGAACCTGCAAGCTCAACTTCAAAGTTGACCAGAATGCGAGTCTGGGCCAACAGCTGATCAGCTTGACCAAGAAAAGGCCGGATCAGCTCACGGTTTACCGTCTCAGTTTCGAGCGGTGTTACTTCAACATTGCGCACCAGAATCGCATTGCTCGATTCGCTTGGTGTTGGATCGGTGCCATATGTTGTCTCAGTCTCGGCCAGAATCAGCCGCTTACGTGACAGGAGAGGCATGACGTGGCCTTGAATCTATCGTGCCTTCATCGTAGCGGCCTCAGCCTGCACTCAAATCGCCTAAAAGCGTGCGGTATTTGATCAAATACTCAAGCGTGATTACACCAGCTGGTTGGTCAGCTTCAACCATTTCAAAACCAACTGATCGCGGCTCAACGTCTAACGCATAACCGCCAGCGGTGAGGTCGTTCATCATTTTGCTATGAACATCCTCCACGATCGGATCGGCTGCCTGATCGGGCACGGCTGAACGGACAATGATGGCCACCCTGACGGTTAAAGACCAGTCCAGGCGGTCAAGCCGCAAACTGTATTCAGGCGTGTCACCTGTTGGCTCAACCACGATTGCAGGCGACTCGCCACGCGCCAACGGTTCCACCCGGCTGCGATAAATCCTGCTGCCAACCTGCACCGTGCCGGCAAGGCTGCTGGCAATATCAGCCAGAATAGATTCGCGCTTGGTGGTCATGAGTCGCAGCAGACTGACAGATCAAGTGTGCGACCTGCTGCGCTAGCTGTCACCACCACGCGCAAATAGCGCAACGCATAACCAAAGTAGGTATGAACGTGATTGCCGATGTCTTTTGTCTTTGCGTCTTCTAAAGGCGCAAAGTTCGTACCATCCATGCTGCCCTGCAGCTGATAAGTCACTTGCCCGCCAGCAATGCGGTCAATAGTTGTAATCACAATGCCATCGATCTCAATGGCTGCAGACGTGCCAGTATTTGTGATCGTGTCAAATGCGTGGATGTTGTCCGGGCGGTCAGCGTTGCCGCCCACAATGGTGTGGCTCATGTCAGTTGCAACGCGATCTCAACAAATTTGCCGTCACCAATCCGGCGGTTTTCGCGCACAGTGTAGGCATCACCATCAACAGTGATTGAATCGCCATGCACAAGGGTGCCAAAGTCTGAGAATCGAGCGGTTAGGGAATAGTCCGTTGATAGGACCATTCCCCCCGCAATAACCTCACCGGGCATGTCAAGAATGCCATTGGCCGTTACGGCGCCAGCCGTGCAGCTAACGCCAAAATCAGCCAAGAAAACATCAAGATCCTCAGTGAGTGCCATGGTCAGCCGTACTTCTTAGAACCAAGAGCAACGACGCTCACAGCGCCGGCACCAGTACCACCCGCAACGGTGATGCTGATTTTGATGTACCGCTTGATTTTGTCGGTGTTGACGCTGATTTTTTCCACCAATGCGGTGTTAGCCGTGGTGGTGGTAAACGCGCCATCAGCCACGTCAGTGTAAGTGCCGCCGCTGGTAGCCGATTCGGTTAGCTTCACCGCGTAAGTGACGCTTCCTCCACCTGCCTCAGCGTCAAGAATGCAGGCGATGTCGCCCTCATAATCGACGAGATCCACAGCGGATCCGGTACCGGTGGCTGTCACCACATCATTCGGCAGCAGGCTCAAAACCGTAGTTTTGGTGCCCAGATTCTTGATGGTCATTAGTTGGTTTCCTCCGGCGTTTGGGTTTGGGTTTGGGTGCTTCAGGCTCCTTTTCAGGTGCCAAGATTGCGAAACCGATGCCGATCAGAAAATTGCCATCAGAGGGGGAAGCCTCGTGGACTTCCCCGACCCTGACAACCTGACCCGACAGCGTGGTTTGCTTACGGATCTGGATTTTCATGATCAGAGGGTGTTGTTACCGCGGCTGAATGACTCAGGATGACGAACAGCCACATCCACATCCTGCAGAGCAACCACGCGGACGGTGCCGGAGGTGCTGCCGGTGTAAGGGTCAACCATCAGATCCAGGCCGGAGAAGTAACCGATGATCAGATCAGCAAAGTTGCCAAACCACAGATCACCAGACGCAACCTGATTGGACAGCACACCGCGGTAACCGTTCACCAAGTCGCCTTCCATGACGAACAGACCTGAGCCAGAATCCTTGGCCTTAGTCTTCAGACCACCGCGCATAACGGAGTTCATCAGATAGACGGGGCTGCCCAGCAGAGCATTTGCGCCAGACACGTCGGACTCAAGCGCCACCACCTCAGAGAAGGTCGGGGTGTCAGCGGCGAAATCTTCAGTCAGCACGCCGGTGGTGTCCTTCAGACCCAAAGGCTGGTTAGAAGAACCGGAGCCATACAGACCCACGCGGTCGATTTCCAGTGCGATCACACGAGCAAGATCGTTGCGCACCATGTTCTCCACGTCGATGGAGGACTGGATCAGCAGCTTTCTGGAGTAGTCAGTAAACGCACCACACGTTTTTGGTGTGAGTGAAATTTGGTCGATGGATTGCTGGGATTCGGTGGGTGAACCAGACTCAGCAACCCAGTAAGCAGTGCCAGCCCCAGATTGACGGGGGATGTTGACGTTGCCAGAAAGGCCGGTCAGCACAGTGGCGCCTGCTTGATCCAGTGCGGAAGCGTTGCGCAGCAGATCGATGAAGTTGGCGGAATCCAGCTGAGTTTCAACCAGGTTGCCACCGGCGGTAGCGGTGCCCACGTTGAGATCACGGGTCATCACATCCATGGGGATGGTGATGCCGCGGGAAGAGCGGCCGAGCTTGGCGGCTGCAGCTTCAGAAGCTTCAATTTCAAAACCAGCGGCCTCGCGTGCTGCGCGGTCGGTGGGGTTGGCGAGATAGTTAATGGCGCGGAGGAAAGAGAAGCTGCGTGCTTCTTCTTTGCTCAGGCCGATTTCGGCGGCTTGCATGGTCACAGGCTCTTCTTTGATGTTGAGTTGTTCGAGCACAGCAGCGCGGGCCTGATCGATAGAACGACCAGACTCGACAAGCTGACGGCCCAGGTCTTCCATGCCGTGCTTGCTGCACAGGCTGGTGACTTCTGCGATGCGGGTGCGCTCAGCCTCAACGGCCTCGGCCCGCACCACTTCCAGATCGGGTGTGGTGTTTTCCATTTCGGGAATGGGTTCAGTGAATGGTGCTGCCGAGGCAGCGGGTTCGGTTTCGGGCTCTTCTAAAGATCGCCCAATTCCCACGCCGGGGTCAGCCGGCACAGAAACCACGCTCACTTCATAAGGAGCCCAAGAAGTGGCGACAAAATCGCCACCTTCTCGCTCTTCCATTTTGTCGATGGAATAGCCGAAAGAGACGTTCCTCAGAACGCCATCTTTCACATCACTCAAGATCTCTTGAGCGAAAGGATTGCGGCTAAACCGGACACGCGCATAACCGCGCTTTTTCTTTTCGTCCATATATGCACGCTCGACAACACCGATCACACGATCAGGGTTGTGATTGAACAACAGCGGAGCGCCATCATTTAGTCGGCTGAAATCTGCTGCATCCATTTCATGGCTCAGGATTTCGTTGCCGAAATACCGTGCAACCGGATACTCAGAACTGAACGGAAACTCATAAGTGCGATCCTCCACCTCGTCAAAGGTGGTCATCTCCGCGCGTTGATACTTGCCGGTCAGACTGCGCAGGTTTTCAATCTTGGTCAATGTTGAGAAACGATGCCCCACCTGTACGTCGGTCTCTTCCCAGCCTTCATCGCTTTCGCGATAAACCGTGATCAATGCAGCAGGATCATCTGCATCACCGTTGATCTCAAATTCAGAATCCGGCACGTTGATCACGCCATCGGTTTCGATGCGATCAATTTTGCCCTTAGCAGTGCCGCCGCCAGCTTCCCATTCGACAAAATCGCCGACGCTCAGATCACCCGGCTCCGCGCGATTCGTGTCCATAGTTCTATCTCGAATTTGTTTCAGTCTATCGGTCTCAATCGTCGCCATCTTCTTCTTCCTCCACTTCGCCCGGCAGCTCAGTCTCATCAAATGCAGGCTCAGCACCAAGCCCCATTGCGGGCTGCGAGCCGCCGCCGCCGTTAACTTCGCTCGGATCCGTATCAAGCACCAGGCCCATCTCGTCAGCCATGGCCAGCTCTGCCTGACGCATCAGCAATACGTCATCCAGATCACCGCCCTGCTCACTGATTACCTGGCCAAGCGTCTTAAATCCGCAACGCACTGCGGTCTTGTATGCCGCCACCTCTTTCTGCGGATCTACCCATTCCCAACTGCGGGGCACCCACTTGCTCATGCGATAGCGGTCAGGGTTCGTCTCATAACCAGGCAGGCTCAGCTCACCGCTTAGCACCGCCATGTCAAGCCACTTCTCAAAAATGATCTGATGGAAGTTTTCAACAAAGAAACGCTGCAACACCCGGTAGGTATCGCGCTCTTCCAGCAAACTTAGCCGGCTGGAGGAATAGTTCGTCTGCGAAAAATCCTTAGACACCGATTCAAACGACGTGCCAAGGCCCGCAGCAACAGCCTTAAGCATTGAACGGGTGAATGGCTCCAGTTGGCCATCGGGTGCGTTCATGTCGGGAACAGTCACACTTTGCCCCGGATCCAGATACTTGAAAACGCCGGGCTCAAACTGCGACACCCGCTCGCCGTCCACCACATCATCACCAATCAGCTCCCCTTCAGGGCTGGTAATAAATCCCATCAATGCGCTGCTGGCCCGTGCTCGCACCACCTCGGCTTCTTCATAACCCTGCAGCATGTGCAGACGCATCAACGCTGAGGCAAACCACGTCACGCCACGGGTCTGGCCCGGACGCTCAGGCATAAACAGATGAATCACATCCTCAGCTGGCACCCGGATCCGGCGAGCGGTGCGCGTGTTGCCCGCATACACATCGCCAGGGTGGTTGGCATAAAAGTGATAAGCCTGCGGTCGCAGGTAGGCGTCAACCTCAATCCCCATCCGCACCGTGTTGCCATCCTTGGCAGTCGGCACGTCATCATCAATCAAATAATCCGACTCAAGCACCTGCAACGCAAACGGCACCCGGCTATCACCAAACGGCCGGCGGATCAGCCGAATAAACACTTCACCCGACTCAGCCAAGCTCCGGCACGCCATCCGCTCGATGTCGTGGAAGCCCAGCAGCCCACTCACATCACAGCGGCTTTTGTTGCTCCAATGCATCCATGCCTCATGAATGCGAGCATTCACGGCTTCATCCAACTTGCCGCCACGCTGCATCCGCACCTGTGACTGATGCTTAATGCCGTGCCCGATCACGTTGTTTGTGATGCTCCGCAATGCCTGCTTCGCATAGTCGTTGTCGCGACACAACTGACGCGCACGATTTCGCAGCATCTTGAAGCTGCTCTTAATCTCAGAATCAGCGCTAGTGCTGCTAGTGACCCAATCACTTGTCAGACGGCTCATCCTTGCGCCGCCATAAGCACGACGCCGGCGGCGTGGTTCCTCGCGACGGAACAGCTCGCGGAATGCAGAACGGACGCCCATCAGAATCTCACGAACAGGTTGTGCGGATTGCCGTGGCCGTTGCGGATCAAATCTGCAGTCTGCTCACGTTTCACCTCGGCCTTGAGTTTAGTCTCAAGCGCCAGCAGATCCGCCAATGCATATTTGGACAGATTGCGGCCAGCAATTGAATAACTTTGAACCGCACCGCCATCCAAAATCGTGCGGATCGCGGCCTGAACTTGATCTAGGTCAACCTGCGCGCGGCTCCGCCCGTCATAAGCACCAGGATCGCCCGTGAATGCAAGGCTGGCAATTGCCTTGAACTGACCCTCTCCTGCAATGTATTGAGTGCTGCCTGCAACAGCCACCAGCTGGAAATACCAATCACCAATCACCCAATCAGCAGTCGTTGCTGATGGGATCGTGACCCGCCAGCCGTCGCTATATGCCGCGGCCGTTACCGCTGCACCCTTGCTTGCTGTATTTGTGCGCCCGTACCAAGTCAGCGTATAACTGCCGCTATCAATCGTCTCGCCAATACTGTTGGCAAACGACGGCACATCGAAGATCACCGTGTCGCCGATTCTGATCTCTGATGGGTGTTTAATCACGGCTACCAGTTGCTAACAAAATTGCCAGCCGTAGTGGCCGCGGCTTTCTTCGATCTTAGCGGTGCCTTTTCTGGCTCCTCAAGTCTTCGCTCCAA